GCATGATGTTATTCTCCTACCCCCGCAGCCTTCGATTTGCGAGGGGCGGGGAATGCGCGGGAGCCGAAAACAGCGTCCGGTGTGGTCCCCGGCTCTTAGCAGCCGGCCATAGCCTTCACGGATCTGTCCCCCGTGCTCTCGCTCGTCGAGGGCCGGGGAGCGCACCGGATATCTGACCGGAGGTGAGACGATGGGCCGCGAGGCCATGATCAAAGCCGACATGGAGGCCGTCGGCACCTACTCCCCGATTTTTGACAAGGCGATCAAGTCCTTGGCGAAGCAGGAGCGCGAGCTCGCGAAGGCCGAGAAGGTTTGGCGCGACAACGGCGGGAAGATGGTCGCCGAGCTGGTCAATAAGACCGGCGCGACGTACACCGCCAAGGACCCGCACTATGCGGTCGTGGACCAGCTGCGCAAGGACATTCTTGCCCAGCGCGCACAGCTCGGTCTGACGCCGAAGAGCCTGAAGGCCATGAAGGCGAAGATCGTCGACACCGGCACCGTGAAGCGGTCCCGTCTGGATGAGCTGCTGGAGGAAGCCCGCGAGTTCGCGGTCGAGCACGCTGCGGAGTACCAGGCAGCCGTGGACGGCTATGTCTCCGGCGTGCTCTCCGGTGAGATCGTCTCCTGTGAGGAGATCGTGCTTTCCTGTCAGCGGTACATGCGCGACCTTGAGAACCCGAAATGGGAGTTCCGCAGCGAGCCCGCCTGCGAGGTTGTGGCTATCATCGAAACGATGATGTGCCACCAGCAGGGCGAATTTATGGACGGCACGCCGCTGCGCGGGTCCCCGTTCAAGCTGCTGCCGTATCACCTGTTTATCGTGTTCAACATCATGGGCTTTTACGTCGCCGGCACGCAGCTCCGGCGCTTCACCGAGGCCCAGGATTTCATCCCGCGTAAGAACATCAAGACGACCTTTGCCGCGGCTCTGGCGTGGGCGCTGGCGCTCTACTACGCGCCCAGCGGGTCCAAGGTCTACGAGGTCGGCGGCGCGCTCAAGCAGGCGCTGGAGGGCTTCGATTTTATCTCCTACAGCGTCCGTCGGCTTCGCCTGACAGTCGCGGACGATCCGGAGAACGGTCTGCGGATCATCAACAACAACGTCGAGCACTCCATCACCGGCGACGTCGGCGACGCAGGCTTCATCAGCATCAACGCGCTGGCCGCCAGCACAGACAAGCAGGATTCCTTTAACTGCAACATCGTCATTGCCGACGAGGAGCACACCTACAAGGACCCGCGCCAATATCAGGTGCTCAAGGATGCGACAAAGGCCTACTCAAACAAGCTCGTCATTGGCATTTCCTCCGGCGGCAAGCTGGCGCACGGCTTTCTCGCGCGGCGTGTGGAGTACTGCCGGAAGGTCCTCAAGGGTACGATCACCGGCGACGCAGCCGACAGTCTGTTTATTTTCCTTGCCTGCGCGCCGCGCATGGACAACGGCGACATCGACTATACCAACCCGACCGTGCTGCAGGGCTGCAATCCCGGTTGGGGGCAGTCCATCCGCCCGCAGGATATGCTTAACGACGCCGCCCAGGCAAAGGACGACCCGCAGCTTCGCCCGGAGTTTTTGCAAAAGTCGCTCAACGTGTTCACAGCCGAGCTGAAGGCCTATTTCAACATCGACGAGTTCCGCGCGAGCGACGGCAAGTACAGCTGGACTCTCGACGAGCTGCGCCGGCTCCCGATCCGCTGGTACGGCGGCACGGACCTCTCAAAGCTGCACGATCTGGCCGCGGCGTGCCTGTTCGGGCACTACAGGGGCGTGGATATCATCGTTCCGCACTGCTGGTTCCCGATCGTCGCCGCGACGCAGAAGGCGCAGGAGGACGAGATTCCGCTCTTCGGCTGGAAGGACGACGGCTGGCTCGATATGTGCAACGACAAAGTGCTCAACCACCACGACGTGGTCAAGTGGTACGCGGCGCGGCGCACGGAGGGCTTCAAAATTCGCCGCATCGGTCACGACCGGAAGTTCTGCCGTGAGTATTTCATCGAAATGAAAAAGCAGCACTTCCCGATCAAGGACCAGCCGCAGCTGTTCACCCGAAAAAGCGAGGGCTTCACCTACCTGCGCGACAGCGCGAAGCGCGGCACGCTTTACTACTGCCACGCCGAGCCGTTTGAATACTGCGTGCAGAACGTCCGCGCCATCGAAAAGGCAGACGATATGATCCAGTACGAAAAGCTCGCGCCGCATCTGCGCATCGACGTGTTTGACTGCGCGGTATTCGCGGCCTGCGCTTATCTGGAGGACCTGGAAGCACGCAGCAAGGGCGCCGGCTGGTACGATACGAAAGAAAAAGAAGGCGGTGACGCATGAAAACATACATTCGCAGCCGCGTGAAGAGCGCGGCGAGCACACAGAAGCGCTCCGGCAACGACCTGCTGGGCCTTTACCTCGGCGGAAGCCTCGACGATCTGAGCGTTTGCGGCTACACGTCGCTGCTCCAGTCGCCGGACGTGGCCGCGGCCATCTCTCCCGCGGCGGAGATCATCGGCTCGACCACGATCTACCTTATGCGCAATACCGATAACGGCGATGTGCGCGTGAAAAACGCGCTCAGCCGCTTCCTGGACGTCACCCCGTATGCGCTCGGCACACGGAAAACGCTCATGGAGTGGATCGTGACGACTATGCTGGCCTACGGAAACGCCTACGTCCTGCCGGTCACGCAGAACGGCCAGCTTGCCGACCTCGTCCCCATGACGGGCGCAAGTGCCAGCGAGACCGCGGACGGCGGCTATTCGGTCCTGTGGAAAGGCCGGACGTTCATGCCTGATGAGGTGCTCAATTTTCCATTCAACGTCGACCCGCAGCAGCCCTGGCGCGGCCGCGGTGTGCGCATCCAGCTGCGCGACGTGCTGCAGAATCTCAAGCAGGCGTCGGCGACGACCAATCAATTCATGTCCAGCAAGTGGAAGCCGAGCGTCATCGTCAAGGTCGATGGCCTTTCCGACGAGTTCTCGTCCGAAGAGGGCCGCAAGCGCCTGCTCGAACGATACATCGCGAGCGAGGACGCCGGGCAGCCGTGGATGATCCCCTCCGACCTCATCGACATTCAGACCGTCAAGCCGCTGAGCCTCGCCGACCTTGCCATCAATGACTCGGTCCAGCTCGACCGGCGCAGCGTCGCGGCCGCGTTCGGCACGCCTCCCTTCCTGCTCGGCATCGGCGAGTACAAGCAGGACGAGTACAACAACTACATCCGGCGAAAGATCGTTCCTCTCTCGACCGGCATCGCGCAGGAGCTCACGCGAAAGCTCCTCACCTCGCCGGACCTTTACTTCAAATTCTCCACGCGCCGACTCTACGCCTACTCGCTCAGCGAGCTCGCGCAGGTCGGCGACGACCAGTACGTCCGCGGCATCATGACCGGCAACGAGGTCCGCGAATGGCTCGACCTTAGCCCGCGCGAGGGCCTGGATGAGCTGGTCATCCTCGAAAACTACATCCCCCGCGGCATGATCGGGGACCAGAACAAACTGAAAGGAGACGGCAGCAATGGAAATGAATGACCGCACTGCCCGGCAGGTCCGCTCGCTTGCGCAGAAGTTTTCAACGCGCGAGGCGGACGGCAATCTCTACATCGAGGGATACTTCTCCGTATTCGATTCGCCTTATCCCCTCTGGGAGGGCGCGGAAGAGATCGTCAAGCCCGGCGCGTTCGCCGACTGCCTCGGGCAGGACGTGCGCGCTCTCGTCAACCACGATACCACCCTTGTCCTCGGGCGTACGAAGGCCGGCACGCTCGAGCTGAAGGAGGACAGCCACGGCCTTTGGGGAAAGATCACGATCAATCGGGACGACGCCGACGCCATGAACCTCTATGCCCGCGTCCAGCGGGGTGACGTCGACCAGTGCTCGTTTGGTTTTGATATTGAGCGTGAGACCTTTATAGATCTTGGCGACGGCCGCTGCCGCTGGGAGATCGAAAAGGTCAACCCGCTGTTTGAGGTCAGCGTCTGCACATTCCCTGCCTATGAGGGAACGTCGGTCAGTGCCCGCAGGCAGCAGCTCGAAACCATCAAGCAGCGCGAGGCGCAGGCCTGGCGCGAATCCATGAAATCAAGACTGGAGGCAACGAAACATGGCACTTAAAGTTTTGCTCCTGCGCAAGAAGCTCAACGAGCAGAATGCGGAGCTCACGAAGCTCCGCACCACGCAGGCCGGCTACGCTAAGCGCGAAGCCGAGCTGGAAAAGGACATCGAGGCCGCCGCGACCGAGGAGGAAAAGGCGGCGGTCGAGGAGGCCGTCACCGCCTTTGAGGACGAGAAGCAGGCCACCGAGGACGCGATCGCGGCCGCGACCGAGGCCATCGATTCCCTCACTGCTCAGATCGACGAGCTGGAGACCGCGGCGCAGGACGCTGCTGGCTCCATCACCGGCGACACTCCCCCTGCCGACGACGGCGGCGACGAGAACCGCGCCCGCGGCAACATCAAGAAAAGAGGTGCAAGAACCATGATCCCTGAGACCCGCGAAATGCTCCACGGCATCGAGCTGCGCACGCTGCGCGCGCAGGTTCAGCGCAGCGACGTCACCGACTTCCTGCAGCGCGTGCGCGACCTGATGGGCCAGAAGCGCTCCGTCAAGGGCGCCGAGCTCGGCATCCCCGAGACCCTGCTGCCCATCCTGCGCGACACCACCGAGCGCTACAGCAAGCTCTATTCCCACCTGCACGTCACCCCGCTCAAGGGCAAGGCCCGCCAGAACATTGCCGGCGCGATCCCCGAGGCGGTCTGGACCGAGGCGACCGCCAAGCTCAACGAGCTGGACATCGACTTCTCCCAGATCGAAATGGACGGCTACATGGTCGGCGGCTTCGTCGTCATTCCCAACTCCACGCTTGAAGACGACGACAACCTCGAGCTGCTCGCCACCGTCATTGACTACCTCGGCCAGGCCATCGGCAAGGCTGTGGATAAGGCGGCCGTTTACGGCGACGGCGACAAGAAGCCCGTCGGCTTCGTCCATCGCCTGTCCCTGAGCGCAAAGCCCGGCTGGTGGGGCTCCCAGCAGGCCGATTTTACCGACCTGCACACCAGCAACGTCCTCAAGCTCGACCTTTACGAAAAGGACGGCGTCGCCTTCTTCCGTCCGCTGATCGCGGCCCTCGGCAAGGCGAAGCCCAACTACTCCAACGGCCAGCTCGTCTGGGTCATGAACCGCACCACGCACATGGACCTCATGGCCCGTGCCATGAGCTGGAACAGCGCCGCAACGCTGCTCGCCGGCATGGACGACACCATGCCCGTCATCGGCGGCACCATCGTCGAGCTTGACTTCATGGCCGACTATGACGTCGCCGGCGGCTTTATGGATCTCGAGCGCTGGGTCGAGCGCTCCGGTGCGACCATCGACTACAGCGACATTCCGCTTTTCATCCAGAACTGCACGACCTTCAAGGGCCTGCAGCGCTTCGACGGCAAGCCGGTGTTTGGCGAGGCGTTTGTCATCGTCAACTACAACAACACCAACCCCGTCACCTCGCTGAGCTTCGCGCCCGACTACAACGGCGATCCCGCCACGCTGGTCGTCGCCGCGGCGGTGCCTGCCTCCGGCAGCTCCACGCTTACCGTCTCCGGCTCGACCGGCTCCAAGCAGATGTACCTGGTCTCCGGCGTTCCCGTCAACGTTCCCAAGGGCGCGGCCCTGGGCGACAGCTGGACGGTCCTGCCGACCACCAAGAAGGTGAGCGCGGTCTCCGGCAACTTCGTCACCGTCTGCGACCTTGACGCTGCGGGCCGCGTGATCGGCGTCGGCGCGGCTGCCGTGCCCGGCTCCGCGGGCTAAGCGAAAGGAGGCCGTGACGTATGGCGGATGTGAAACAGTTTACCGATCCCGAGCTTCTGCTCAACATGCTTGAGCTTGATCTTGATATGCGCAAGCCGGACGATCGGCGCGTCGGCCAGCTGCAGGACCTGCTCAACGTCGCGGCCTCCCGTCTTGCCCGCAAGGGCATCACGCTGCGCGACACGCTCGACGACGCCCACCTGCAGGTCAGCCTCGCCGCGTGGCTTTACCGGCGGCGCAATCAGATCGCCGGCCCTGCCATGCCGGAATCCCTGCGCCTCGACATCAACGACCGCCTGATCGGCGAAAAGGCGGGTGGTCTCGATGGCTAACCCCTACACCTTCTCCGATGTCGTCACGCTCATCCGCGAGGTGGAGAGCTACGATGCCGAGGGCCGCGTGCAGATCACCGAGCAGCGGCGCGAGTCCTATGCGGAGGTCCGCAGCGTGACCTCCCGCGAGACCTATGCCGCGATGGCGATCAACCTTTCGCCGGAGTTCAAGCTCATTCTCCCGAGCTTCGTCGACGATTACGCCGACGAAAAGCTCGTCGAGTACAACGCGCGCCGCTACCACATCCTGCGCGTTTACCGCGCGGACGACGGCACCTGTGAGCTGACGGTCTCTCAGACCAAGGGCCCCGTGTCCGATTCGGGCACAGCCTGGAGGGACCGCTGATGAAAACGCTCGACGATCTCATCCTCGACGCCGTTACACCGGTGGTAAAGCCCTGTGTGCAAGACCTCTATACCGGAGAGGCGGTCGAGTACTGTACCTTCAACTACAACGAGCTCGCCGCCGCCTTCGGCGATAACCGCGCCCACGCCATGCGCGCGCTCGTGCAGGTCCACTACCTTGCCCCGCTCAAGGCGAACACCGTCGCGACGCGGCGTGCCCTCTGGCAGGCGCTCGCGACGGTCGATGCGTTCACCGCGCCGGACATCGAAAACGCCAGCGACCAGACCGGCCAGCACTATGTGTTCGAGTTCGAGGCGATCGGAGGCGTTGGCTATGCCTAAAGTCGAGATTGACGGCCTGGATGACCTGCTGCTTTCGTTCCGCGAGCTTGCCCAGATCCCCGATGAGGTGGTGGACGATATGCTCAATGCGCAGGCCGACATCGCCGCTGCCGCGCAGCAGGAAGAAGCCAAAAAGATGCTGGTCGGCGATTATGTGACCGGAACAACGGCCCTGTCCATCAAGAAAGGCAAGATCAAACTGAAAAACGGGCAGCATATCCTTTACGTCACGCCGACCGGCACGCGCAAGCGCGGCAAGCGAAAGATTTCTAAAACGCGCAACGCCGAGATCGCCTTCATCAACGAATACGGCGATCCGGGACGACGCATCCCGGCCCGTCCCTTTATCCGCACGGCCAACGAGCGGACCGCGCCGGAGCAGGAAAAAGCCGCGCTGAAAGTCTACGACAATTATCTCAAATCAAAAGGTTTGTAAAGGAGGTTTGCCCTCATGTATTTTCGCGCCAGCAACATCATGTTTGCGCCAATCGCCTCGAACGGTATGGACACCGAAACCGCGTTGCCGACCTACGGCACGGCTGTCAAGATCGGTTCTCTAAACCGTATTTCCGATAACATCGACCGCGTCGAGGCCAGCGGCTACGGCGACAACGCCCGCAAGGTCCACGTCGACGAATTTCGCAGCTACGGTCTCGACGTGGAGATCACGCACATTCCCCGTGCCACCTATGCCTCTCTCAACGGTGCATCGGTTGACACCTCCTCCAAGGACATCACGTTCAAGGACAACGACCAGGCGCCCTATGGCGGTCTCGTCTGTGTCCGCGGCGGCCGCGACGACGACGACAAGGACTTCTACGTCGGCGTGTACTATCCCAAGCTCAAATCAGCCATGCAGGGAAAGGACATCAGCACCAAGGGTGAGAACATTACGCTTGTCACCGAAAAGCTCCACTTTGCGGGCCTTGCGTGCAAGAACCATGTTTGGTGCGAGGAGTCGGACGAATTCGCGACCGAGGCCGAAGCGGTGACGTGGTGCAAAACAAAGCTCGGCGTCAGCTCGGACTGATCGTAAAAGGCGCGGTCTCCCCGCGCCTTTTTTGAAAGGATGCTTATGAAAACAGTTAAGTTTGAACTCAACGGTCAGCCCTTTTTTCTTTGCTTTAACGGCGCGGCCTTTTTTGCGCTGCAGGAGAAATTCGGCGAGGGCTTCAACATCGGCACGCTGCTGGCTGAAACCAACGGCAAATACGATACGCTCTGCGAGCTGCTTTCGCTGCTCTCCGAGCAGGGCGAACTGACGCGCCGCTACCTCGGCTATGCTCCCGCGGATATCCCCGCGCCGGAATTCTTTGCCGTGACGCTTTCCCCGCTGGATGCGCTCCGCGCCAAAAAAGAGGTCCTGGATGCGCTCCGCCTCGGCTTTGCCCGCGACGTCAAGGATACGCAGGGCATCGATCTTTATGAGCTGGAGTATCAAAAAAAAACGGGCTCGGCCTGAATGCCTCGCAGTACATCGGCACGCTGACGCAGGCGCTCGGGCTGTCCGTCCGCGAGGGCCTGCTGCTCACGCTGGGGCAGGTCAACGATCTCCTTTGCATTAGGCTCAAATCTCTCCCCCCAAGGAGGTAACGATGGCAACTCGTTTTGTTACCACAAAGTTCGCGCTGGAAGGCGAAAAGGAATACAAGGATTCCGTCAAACGGATCAACGATACCCTGTCCGAGCTCCGGTCGGAGGAAAAGCTGCTCTCTGAGCAGTTTAAGGGACAGGCCAATTCGCTCGAAGCGCTGCGCGCCAAGCAGAAAAATCTGTCTGCGCAGTATACCGAGGTCACACAGAAGGTCGACCTTGCAAAGGCACAGCTGGATAAATACAACGCGGGCCTTGACGAGTGCCGCGACGCGATGGACGCCGCCCGCAGCGCGATCGAGAGCTCCGGCAGCAGCGTCGAAGCTCTGAGCAAGAGCGAACAAAACCTTACCAAAGAGCAGAAAACTTTGCTCGACCAGTATCGCCAGGCAGAATCCTCCATGAAAAAAATGGAGTCCGGCGTTCATAGCATGACGCTGCAGTACAACAATGCGCAGGCGGCGCAGCTCAAGCTCTCCTCCTCGATTGAGGAGTATTCCCGCTACGTTGCCGAAGCGGAAACGTCTACGGACGGCCTGGCCTCTTCCATCGACGAATATGGGAAAACGGTCGGAGACGCCAATGAGGAAACCAGCCTGTTCGGCGAGATTCTTGGCGGCAATCTGCTCAGCGACGCGATCTCTAAAGGCGTCAGCGCCGTCATCGGCCTGTTCCAGGAAGCGATCGACAAAGGCACCGAATACAGCCGCTCAATGGCGACGCTGACCGCTGCAGGCGAATCTGCCGGCTATACCGCCTCGCAGACCGCAGAGGCATACGGAAGAATGTATACGGTCATCGGCGACGAGGAATCGTCCATGACCGCCGTCAATTACCTCCAGCGTCTCGGTCTGGAACAGAATGAGCTGCTAAAGATCACGGATATGCTGTCCGGCGCCTACATCAAGTTCAACGGCGACCTCAACCTTCCCGGCCTTGCCGAGGCGATGGTCCAGCTCAAAAATACCGGCGAGGTCACGGGCGAGCTCCAAAAGGTTCTGGAGCAGTCCGGCATAGACGTCAACGAATTTAAGGACGGCATTGCGCTGACGGCGGATGGCACGCAGCGGCTCATTTCATTCCTGACCGTCCTCTCCAATCAAACAGCCGGCGTCACCGAAAGCTTTCGCAATGCGAACCCCGAGATCATCGAAATGAACGAAACGCAGCTGCGTTTGAATCAGGCAATGGCGGATTTTGCCGAGCAGGCCGCCCCTGTTCTGACATTTTTAACCGAGCTCGCCACCGCGCTGCTGTGGTGTGCGAATCAGGCGTGGGAGCTGATCTCGTCCCTGTTCCAGCTTGACAATACCAAGGCAAGCCCCGAAGTATCGCTGACGGACGTTTCGACCGATACGCATAACCGGAACCGGCGCCGCGGCAGCCGCGACGGCTCCCATGCTTCCGGGCTTGCTTATGTTCCGTTCGATGGGTACCTTGCGGAGCTCCACGAGGGTGAGCGCGTACTGACGGCGCAGCAGAACGCTGAGCTGAGCGCCTATCGGACAAGCGCAGCATTTCTGTCTGCCCCATCCACCCCTACTCCTTCTCCCGCGACCGCACAGAGCGCCGCACGGCGCGAGAACGTGACCATTGACGTCACGCTCGAGCTGGACGGTCAGACGCTCGCGCGCAAGCAGTACCCGCTCATGCAGGCCGAGGGCCGCCGGCGCGGCACCCCGCTGGCCGGAAAGGAGGGCACCTGATGTCAAAATATCCAGCTATCGTGGATGGGCAGGACTTCACCGACCTGTTCCACAAATACGGCTACGAGGTCACCTACGAGTTCCGCGAGGGCGAGAACGGCGGCCTCATGTGCTCCGGCGAGGAGCAGCGCGATCTGCTCGCCATCAAGCCGACGATCGTCGGCACCACCAACGACGCGCCGACCGAGCGCATCACCGCGCTGCTGACGGCCTGCCTCAAAAACGAAGTCCTCTTCCGCTACTTCGACCTCTGGACCGGCGCGGAGAAAACCATCACCGCGCACCCCACGGTCGACACCGTGTCCGTCCTGCTCGACGACAGCGGCACGCATTGGTGGAACGGCTTCCGCGTTACCATGAGGGCCAAGTGATGAGTCTGAACACCGTAAAATACAAAGGCGAGCTCCTCGCCGAGGACGAGCGCATCAGCACCGACACACCCGGCGTGCTGGGCGAGTACAAGGAGCTGCGCGCGGACGCGCTCGAGGCCGACACGCTCGACATCACCGTTTTGTCCGAATCGGGCACGATCCGCAGCTTTAAGAAAAACGACAAGGTCGAGTATTTCCGCTCCGGCAGCCGCGTCGGCGTCTACTACCTGCAGAGCGTCACGCGCGTGGGACCGAAGCTCTACACGCTCTCTGCGCTTTCCGCGGTCGGGCTGCTGATCGTCCGGCCACACCGCGGCGGCATCTACACCGGGCAGACGGTCGCCGAGGTCGTCGCGGAGATCTGCGGCGACATCCCCGTGCTCATCGAGACCGTCTACCGCGGCATCAAACTCTACGGCTGGCTGCCCATTGCCTCGGCGCGCGACAGCCTCGTGCAGGTGCTCTTTGCCATCGGCGCGTGGCTGCACACGGACGAGAACGGCACGCTGCGCGTGCAGAAGCTCTGGGACGGCACGGCGAGCATCATCGGCCCCGGGAGCGTCCACGCTGCGAACATCCAGGTCAAGTACCTCGACCCCGTCAGCTCGGTCGCCGTCACCGAGCACCAGTACATTGCCGGCACGGAGGACGTCACGCTCTTCGAGGGCACGGCCCAGCAGGGCGACGTGATCGAGTTCGACGAGCCGGCGCACACGCTCACGGCCGAGGGCTTCACCGTCCTTGAGAGCGGCGCGAACTACGCCGTCCTCTCTGCGGGCACCGGCAAGCTCACCGGCAAAAGCTACGTCCACAACCGGCGCGTCGTCACGCGCACCGTGACCGAGGGCGCGGCAAAGAACGTCGAGGAGATCGCCGACGCGACGCTCGTCTCGCTCGTCAACTCCTCCGCGGTCGCGCAGCGCATGGCAGCCTATTACGCCTGCCGCGAGCAGCTCACCGTGGACGTCAACCCAGCAGCCGAGCACGCCGGGCACGTCGTCTCGCTCTGGAACGAGTGGGACAAACAGCAGACGCTCGCCTGCATCGCCTCGCGCGAGACGAAGATCTCCGGGCTGCTCAAGTCCCGCACCTCGGCGCTCGTCGGCTTTCTTCCCCCGCAGCCGGAATCGTCGGAGTATTTTGATGAGCGCGTGCTGCTCACCGGCTCCGGCACTTGGACCGTGCCGGAAGGCGTGACCACCTACACCAAAGTTCTTATCGGCGGCGGGCAGGGCGGCGCAAGCGGGTTAAAAGGCGGCGATCCGCCTGCACAAGTCGAAACATCAGAATCAAGCTCTGTCACGGATAGTTCCGACCGCTATGTCGGAATGCTTTGGACGGAAGGCGGTGCAGGCGGCGAAGCCGGTCTTGGCGGCATGGGCGGGAAAATACTTATTGAAACAGTCCAGAATGCCGTGCCCGGAACTAAAGTACCATATTCGTGCGGTGTTGGCGGCGCAGGAGGCATTTATTCTGCCGACGGCAGCGTAAATGGCTCTGAGGGGACCGCAACCACGATGGGTGGCTCTTCCAGCAACAGCGGCTCACACAGCGAAAACGGATACACTGACCCGACGACCGGAGAAAGTTTTTCTCTCAAAGGTGACACCGGTATTGCAGGCTCAAAAGGCCACGGAAAAGTTAAAGAAGGCAATAGCTACGTTGACAAACCAAGCCCAACGATCACTTACAATGGCGTGACCTATACGCAAGGTGCAGACGGCGGAGCATCCGAAGCATCTAACGGCGGGTACAAACACGAACCATATCATTCAATGGGTTGGTCTTATGATCAAGCGCTTGGCGGAGGCCCCGCAGCCGGAAACAATGGTTCGGCAGGCGGGAATGGATTTGGCTATATTTATTCGAATGGCGCACGAATCACGACGGGTCGCGGCGGAAAAGGCGGAGACGCGGTTGCGCCAGCCAAAGAAACTGCTGGACGCGGAAAAGGCGGGAAAGGCGGAAATGGTGGCGGAGGCGGTGGAAGCGCTGGGCGCGGTTCATCGTGGCAACGGTGGCCCAATAAAGGCTATACCGTAAGTCAAGCCAACCTCAGTGCATCTTCCGGCGGCAGCAACGGCGGCGGCAATGGCTCGGACGGCGGGCAAGGCGGCGACGGCTGCATCATCATCTACTACCGCAAGAAAAAAGAGCTTCAGTCCGGCCCGCTCGTGACCAGCAACAACCTTGGCCTGCTCGATTCCCTCGGGCGGAGAATGATCGTTTAAGGAGGTATCTATGCCGAACGATTATTACACCATGCTCTACACCGGCGAGAAGACCGACGAGCTATTGCAGCGCGTGGACGAGGGCGAGATCATCATCCCCTCCTCGACGGCGGGCAGCACGAAAAAATTCAAGCTGACGGTGGACGACACCGGCGCCGTCAGCGCAACGGAGGTGACGACGTAATGGTACAGGGCGACGCTTACTCCATTGAGGTTGAGATCACCAACGAGGGCCAGACGCTCAGTCCCCCCATCGTCTCTCTGGTCGAGATCGCGCTGCTGAACCTCGTCAAGACCTATCCGGGCGAGGTCACGTTTTCCGACGGCAAATTTCACTTTCCCCTCACGCAGACGGAGACATTTGGTCTTCCGACCGTCTGCCCCATGCAGGTGCGCGTGAAGTTCCCGAGCGGCGACGTGATCGGCTCGGAAATGCAGCAGATCGATGTTAAACGCGCGCTCAGCAGGGCGGTGATCTGATGGCTGCGATCACGTTTGACGTCGGCAGGAAAAAGGCAGCCTTTTCCATCGGGACGCCGGCGGCCATCGGCATCGGCTTCCATGTTTCGGTCCGTGAGGTCGGCGGCGAGCCGTATGACGGCCCATATACCGTGACGCCCGACTTTGAGACGCAGGAGCTTGCCACAAAGGACAGGCTTCTGAAAGACAATGTGACTGTTGATCCCATTGCAGTCGCCCGCGTGGAAAACCCCGCGGGCGGAAAAACAATTTTTATCGGAGGTATTTTCAATGGCTGAAAATCAGTACAACAGCAAAATCGTACTCTCGAGCGGCGAAGTCCTCATGGACCTCACTCAGGACACCGTGGTTGCGGACAAGCTCCTTAAGGGCTTTACCGCGCACGGCAAGGACGGCGCGCCCATCACCGGCTCCTGCGAATTTGACGCGGACACCGGCGACGCCACCGCGGGCGCGGCGGAAATTCTGACCGGCAAGACGGCCTATGTCACCGGCAGCAAGGTCACCGGTACCATGCCGAACAACGGGGCAAAGACGCTCAATATCACGGAAAAGGGTAAGCCGGTCACCATCCCCCAGGGCTACCACGACGGCAGCGGCAAGGCGCAGATCGACGCAGCCGAAGAGGCAAAGCTGATCCCCACCAACATCCGTGAGGGCATCACCGTCCTCGGCGTGCTCGGCACGATGTCCGGCAGCGAGGGCATGAAGCCGCAGGCCAAGAACGTCACACCCACGTTCGCCTCGCAGGAGGTTCTGCCCGACGAGGAGTACAACTGCCTCAGCTCTGTCACGGTGGCGGCGATCCCGATTGCCTACACCGACAATGCGCAGGGAGGCAAGACGGTCACCATCGGCTGAGGAGGTGCGGCATGGCCAACAACAAAGTCCAGCTCAGCGACGGAACGGTTCTGCTTGATCTGACCGGGGACACCGTAACGCCGGAGAATCTGCTCTCCGGGGCCACCGCCCACAATGCCGCGGGGGAGAAGATCACAGGCGTTATCAAAGCCGAGCTGCCCAAGTCCTGCCTCGTCACTCTCTCCGCCTCCGGCTGGGACGCATCCAACCAGCAGACCGTCACCGTAAACGGCATCATTGCAGACGAGGCGACGCAGCGCGTGCTCCCTGCGCCCGCACCGTCCAGCGTCCTCGCGTATCGCGACGCCAACGTGTGGTGCATTGCACAGGCGGCGAATGCCGTGACCTTTGTCTGCGACACCGTGCCGAGTGCGGATCTCAAGGTGTATGTGACGTGGGAAACGGTGGAGGATGTAACATTGTCGTAGGAGGTTCGTCGTGATCTACAATCTGCCGAGAAAGAAAGCGAAGTTTGAGGAAACGTGGGTTATCAAACAATACCCAGATCTTAATTTAGGCTCAATAACAATGGAGATTCCTTTCGAATCTAATTCTACGAATTTTCAAAAAATTGAAGTGCGTGGAACCTTTTTTCCTGGTTCCGGTATATATTATGACGCAATTAATGCTTGGGACACCGACAGTTGGGTTAACGAGGCATATCGCACCATCACATTTTTTGAGCCGCCGACCGGTGACCTACTCACATGGTTACAGGCAAACGCTGTGAAACAGTAAGGAGTGCAATATGTACAACTTTAGCATGCTAAAATCCGGGGGGCAGCTCCTAACGTTGCTTCGTCGCATTTCACAAAAGGCGGTGCGGCATAATCTTCAATCCAAATGTCATGCCCTCTGCGGGCGCAGCTCGAGGACGCAGAACACGCCGCGAAAATTCTTTTGATGGAGGAGAAGTGACATGAAGAAAACCTACGCCGAACGCGCACGCGAACATGTGGCGGAGACGCGGAACGCGCTGCAAACCTTTTTGACGAGCTGAATCAGGGTCAGCAGAAGAAAATCCTGCACAAGGAGATCACTGGCGAGAAATACGCCGATGACAAAAATTTGAACAAAGAAAAGGAGAACAAAACTATGGCTACTTACAAGAGAATCGCATCCGACGGCAAGCCCATCAAGGTCACGGACATCCCCGCGGGCCTGAGCGAAAACTCGGGTGTCAAGAACAGCATCGTGCAGCCCGTCATGGCGCGCGACCTTTCCCGCGCCGGCACGGAGATCTATGTCGCCCCCTGCTACAAGCTCACCTACGACGAGGACGGCTACTGCGTCAAGATGACGACCGGCTCCATCCCCGAGGACATCGCAGAGAAGCTCGCGGAGCTGAACAAGTAAACAGAGCGGGGGATAGCCCCCGCTCTATCCTAAGGAAAGAGAGACAACGCCTATGGAAGATTTGGCTGTGAAGCTGCAGGAGGTCAAGGACCGCTCGCTCCGAAACGAGGGGCGCATCAAGCAGTTAGAGGTAGATCAGCGGGCGCTGAATGAATTGGCGCTGTCGGTCAAAGAGCTGGCGACCGACCAGACGAACATGAAGGAGGACATCGGCGAGATCAAGGCCAATGTGCGGAGCCTGACTGCCGTGCCGTCCAAACGCTGGGAGAAGGTCGTGGAGCTGATGATCGCGACCGTCGTGGGCGCGTTTATGGCGTGGCTTTTGACGGGGGGCACGGTATGAGGGACATCAAGGGCTCCACCTCGGAGGAAATCCGCATGATTCGCGCCATCCAGCGCGCCGTTGGGGCGCTTGACAACGGCTGGATCGGCAACCAAACCTTGAGCGACATCGCCGCCAAGCTCGGCGCGGACTGCTGGCCCCTCAACGTCGAGCTGTACGGTCAGCCCTGCATCATCGCGCGGGACATCGAGCCTGTCAACATGAGCGGGCCGCTGCCGACGAATGCGATCTCGGGGAGCTTTAGCTGGCAGGGTCAGCCCTGCTCCATCCTCGTGCGCGACGGCAAGGTCGTGCGCGGCATGAGCTGCCATTATCCCCGCCCCGAGAGCGTGCTCTATAAGACCACGGACGGCGCGGTGCGCATTGCCCGCGTGTCCTCGGTCTCCGCGCTCGACAATGTCGTGTGGGCGGTCGGGGGCATGGGCCTGCTCGGCGGCTACGATCCGGAGCTGGACGGCTTTACCGGCGTCTACTCCGATGTGCTGCGCAAGACCAACCACACCGTGCTCGGCTATAAGGGCGGGCTGCTCTACGGCGTCTACTGCCGCAGCATGACCGCGCAGCAGGTCAACGCCTTTTGTCGGGACAAGCTCAAGCTGGAATACGCCGTCATGCTCGACGGCGGGCACGTCGCCGCCATCAACGGCGCGTGTAACAAAATCAACACACAGACGCGGCAGTTCTATGCCGTGCGGTTTCTGTAAAGGAGGGGAAAAATGCAAAATCGACTTTCCAATCTGCTCACGGTCAAGAGCATCGTGACCATCGCGCTCACGGCGGTTTTCTCGGTGCTTGCCCTGCGCGGCAGCATCAGCGGGACGGAGTTTCTGACCATCTTCACGACCATCATCGCCTTCTATTTCGGCACGCAGACCGAAAAGAAGAAAAATGAAGAGGTTTCTTGAGACGCTGACCGCGTGGGATGGCGCTGTGCGCGGTGACGCGGTACATAAAAGCATTGTGGATGCCTACAACAGTTACCTCCCGCACCCGCGTGGCTACATGCTCACCTATTCGGACGACTACTGCGCGGCGATGGTGTCCGCGGCGGCGATCCTCTGCGGTTTGACGGAGGTCATTCCCATCGAGTGCAGCTGCGGCGAGCAAATGCGCTGGTATCAGGCGCGCGGCCAATGGATTGAGGACGACGCGCACATCCCCCAAATCGGTGAACAGGTGTTTTACTACTGGAACGACCGCAAGGACTACGCCCTCACGGACTGCACCGGCGCGCCCAACCACACGGGCATCGTGATCGCCTGCGACGGGCAGAGCTTCACGGTGTTCGAGGGCAACAAGGGTAAAGCTCACGAGTGCGCTTATCGCGTCCTCCCCGTCAACGGGCGGTATATCCGCGGCTTCGGCGTGCCGAAATACCCCGCGGAAAAGCGCACGTTGGTGCGCGGCGACAAGGGCGAGGCGGTCGGGAAACTGCAAAAGTTTCTCAACGCCTGCGGGTACAAGCTGGATGTGGACAACTCGTTCGGCCCCGCGACGCAAAGGGCGTGGGGGGAATATGTTTACGCATACTTCGAAAAAATTCTAAAATAACGAAAGGAAAACGGGCGGGAGGCGTGCCTCCCCTCGCGTGAGCGCTCTGCAAGCCCCGGCGCACAGCATGGACAAGCAGCACCGAGCGATCCGGGCAAAATTATCCTCTATGGCCCCGCGGCGGGCTGTGGCATACATTCGGTCTTTTGAGCTTCCACCCGACGAAATGGCGTGCCTCGTCGAGTGCGACGTGCGGGGCCGCTCCTGCGTACAGGTGGCATTTGAAATGAACCTGTCGCCGGATACGGTCAAAAAG